ATCGAAAACTGCGCGCCGATTTCGGTCCGCTCCTTTCGCCGAAGCAACAAATGAACCCGCGCGACAATTCGTCGGAGTTTATCGCGTGGGAGGACCACGGCAAAGATGAGCCACCGAAACAATTAACTTTATTGCAAGCGGCATCAACCGGCCAGGCGTTGCGGGGCCGGAACTGGAACGGTACGCGTCCGGATATGATTATCTGCGACGATCTTGAAGACATCAGGACGAATGCTGCGACGAAAGAGCAGCGGGAAAAGCTGAAAGCGTGGTTCGCGCAAACGGTTATGCCGCTAGGAGATCCGAAAGGTAAGCGTACGGCTTACATCTATATGGGAACGATCGTTCATGTCGATTCGCTGCTGAACACGGTTATTCGACACTCTACGGAATTTCAATCGACGCTATACAAGGCGATCATCGAAGAGCCGGAGCGAATGGATTTATGGGAGCAATGCCGGGCGATTTATTTAGACGAAAACCTCCCGAAAGAGGAGCGCGCGCGTAAAGCTGAGGATTTTTACCTAGCGAATAAAGAGGAGATGGACCGCGGAGCCCGTGTGCTATGGCCGGAGGTGCAACCGTTGTTTAGGTTGTTTAAGTGGAAATGGGAAAATGGTTCGAAAGCGTTTAACACGGAGTACCAAAATACTCCGCTAGACGAGGAGTCGCAAATTTTTAACTCTGAGAATTTCCGGAAATTCGACGATTCCGACCTATACGATAAAGAGGGGAGACAGCTCCCGCTTGATTATTACGGCTTTTGGGACGTCGCTCAAGGTAAAAACCGCCGTTCCGACTATAACGCGATCGTCATCGTTGCCCGCGACAGGAGGTCTGGCGTTATTTATTGTGACCATGTCTGGGCGAAGAAATGTCCGGCGCACAAAGCGCTAGAGCAGGCGGTTGAACTGATCCGCCAATACAATCCGCGGATCTTCGGAGTCGAAACGATCGGTATCGGATTCGATATGTACCGGCAACTGCGCGAAAGACTAGCAAAGGAAAGGCTATACTATACGAAAGTTAAGCCGGTCGCCGCGCACGCGGAGAGAAACAAGGAAAAACGGATCGAAAACTTGGAACCGCTCATTGAAAGCGGTTTTCTTCGTTTCAGGAAGGATCAAAACCTGCTTTTCGAGCAGATGGAGCAATTCCCGAACGGTCAGCATGATGATTGTCCTGACGCGCTTGCTGGCGCGGTTGATCTTTGCGGTGGAGTACGCAGGCGTAGGGCGTACCACAAAAAACCGGACGGCTTGTAAGGTGGTGAGAGTGAATGGCGGACATTTTCGCGCCGGGCAATTATTATCCGCATGATGATCACTGGGATAGAATTGAGCGATACCGCGAAAACAAGCGCCTTTTTAAGGGAAAACACTACGATGTTTTCGAACGCGTGCAAAGTCGTTTGTCTAAAAACCAGCGCGAGTTTGTTTATATTGCAATAAATTTGCCGGCATTGATTTGTAAGAAAAGTGCTGACTTTCTTTTCGGTGAGACTCCGACGTATAGCGCCGGAAAAGAAGATAATTCAAATGAACAAAAAGCAATCGAGCGCCTTGTGAATGATAACGATTTGAATATCGTCAATTATGAAACCGCTGTTTCGAATGCGTTCCGCGGCGACGCCTTCTATAAAATTCGTTGGGGACAGCGTTGGGGCGGATATTTAAGCNCAAANGACGATCCTTTCCGGATTTTTATCGAAGCGCAAAATCCTGAATACGTCTTTCCGGAAGTATCTCCGACTGACGCGAACCATATCATCGCATACCATATTGCTTTTCCTCAGTTAGTGGAGACTGATGACGGCGAACAGTGGCAATTGGTTGTTGAATCGCATTACCCCGGAAAAATTGTTAATCGCAAATTTTGGATGGCCGAGTTTAATACGAATTACGACAATGAAGTCATTCGGTGGCAAATTACTAGCGAAATCACAGAAGAACAAAAAGAAATGTCGACAGGAGTTCCGTTCCCGCTCATTGTTCACGTCCCAAATTTCGCGCTTGATGATTCCTGGGAAGGTATCGACGACCTTTCCGATTTGAAGCCTCTTTTTGATGAGTTGAATAACCGCCTTTCGCAGCTGTCCGTCATACTTGACAAGCATGCGGACCCGGCGATCGCAGTGCCCGCCGGTTCTTTGTCTGAGGACGAGAAAGGAAACCCGGTTTTCCATATTGGTAGAGATAAAGTATTTGAGGTTCTAGGTAAGGATGATGTCGTCCCGGAATATATCACTTGGGACGGTAAACTTGACGCCGCCTTTAAGGAACTGGAGTTTTTGGTCGATAAAATCCTGATGCTGGCGGAGATTCCGCCGGTAGCGCTCGGTAAGGATAACGCCGGTACTTCCGGTGCTTCCGGACTATCTATCAAATGGCGAATGAACTCGTTGCTCGCGAAGATCAACCGCAAACGTCAATACTACAACAAGGCGCTAAAACAAGTTCTGCTGATCGCGCAGCTGCTGGAGCATGCTCAAATGAAAAAGGCGGGCAAACGCCCGGATTATGAGATCACGGAGCCGATCATTCAGTTTAAAGATGGTCTCCCGGATGACGATCTCGAACAAGCGCAAATCGCGCAAGTGCGGACCGGCGGAAAACCGATCCAGTCGCAACTGTCCGCGATTATGGAAATGCGCGGTTTGACGGAAGAGCAAGCGCTAAGAGAAATCGAGCGAATCCGCGAGGAGGAAAAGGCGGAACTTACCGTTAACGCTTCGATTTTTAATCGCGATACCGAAACGCCGGAAGAAGAAAACGGAGGCGAACGCGAAGGGGAGGGAGGCGATGAGTAATGCGCACCGCCCCCGAACCGACGTATGAATACGACATTAATCGCCTTGTCCGCGCCTACAAAGAAGCGATCCGCAAGTTACTTGATGAGTTAGAACGATTCGATCCCTCCGATGCGCGCGCCGCAAANATACGCGCGGTACTCGCACAAATAACGGAAATCCTAAAGGAACTAAGCGAGGAGTCGGCGGCATGGGTCAACGAGATGATTCCGAAGGCGGCGCAAGATGGCATCGCTGCGACGTTGGTCGAGCTTGGCGTAGTCAAAACGATTGCTGAAGCGGAGAAAATCGTTAGGTTTAACCGCGTCAATCAACACGCCGTTGCCGCCGCCATTGCCGACCTCCAAACCGATTTACTTGCGGTTACGCAGAATGTCGAAAGGCGTGTGCGTATCGCCGTAAGGCAGATTGTCGCTGAAGCGATGCGCGAGAACATGGCGCGCGGGATAAACGACCGCAGAACGATCAGCCGCGAAGTTTTGCGGGAGTTGCGGCGCAAATTAGGCGAATCGATCGAAACCGGAATTATCGACGCCGCCGGAAGGCGGTGGAGACCGGAAACCTACGTCGATCTCGTTATCCGCACAAAGCTAATGGATACGTACAACGAAGCGAAGCGGAACGAGGCGTTAAGTCGCGGCGCTTTGTATGGGATTATTTCGTCTCACGGCGCGAAAGACGCTTGCCGCTTCCATGAGGGGCGCATTATAAAGCTTACGGCAAACGCGCCCGGACCGTATCCGACCATCGAACAACTTCGGGCTACTAATCAAATATGGCATCCGAATTGTAAGCATACTTTCACGACGATTTCCGATTTGGAAGCATTGCCCGATGATGTCNGGATCCGAGCCGAAAGGCAACACGAAAGAGGCGAAGCAGCGATCCGGACAGGAAAGAGAAACCCAAAAGACGAGGAGATAGACGCCTAAATAGCGTCTTTTTTCTTGACCGATGGCGGTTAAGTCGTTAAACTGCTCCGCCGCAAACTACTAAACTATGCCTACGCGGAACCAACCGCGATACCAAGGGTTAGGCAAGGAGGTAAATTTGAATGTTGGAAATCATTGAATTTCTCAACGATCAAGAAACCGGTGGCGATGCTGCGGAACCGTCCGCGGGGACGAAAAACACCGATACCCAAGAAAAGCAGCAATCGCAGGAGGTTATGATTCCTAAGTCGAGATTTGACGAAGTGAATAACAAGTATAAAGAAGTGCAAGCGAAACTTGACGAGCTCCTAAACGAAAAAGCAGAGGCAGAACGAAAGGCCGCAGAACAAAAAGGCGAATTTGAAAGGCTGTACAAAGAAACTTCCAAGAAATTGGAGGACACGGAGTCGAAATATAAGATCGCCGATAAGCGTGTGAAGGAACTGGAAGCGATTATTACCGAAATGCTGAACGCTCGACTCGAAAACTTGCCTGAAGAACTGCGGGATATTATCCCGGAAGGTTTGACGCCTGAGCAGAAACTCGCATGGATCGATAAAGCCGAGAGAAAGGGCTTGTTCGGCAACAAAGCCGAAGAGCCCGTCGGCGGAGCGACAAATCCGCCGCAACAACAATCTATCAATCTTGATGACGTATCCCCATTCCAGAAACTTCTGATGGGGTACGCAAGAAAACAGTAATTTAAGGNGGAATTGAAAGATGGCTCTGACTCTACCTGAAGCTGCGAAATTGTCTACTGATACTTTGCAACGCGGGGTTATCGAAATTTTCGCTAGAACTTCCGCTATTCTCGAAATGATGCCGTGGATGGAAATTCAGGGCAACGCCTACAAGTACAACCAAGAAGCTATTTTGCCCGGCGTTGGATTCCGCGGAGTGAACGAAGCGTACGAAGAGTCCGCTGGTGTAGTNAATCAGTTCAGCGAAGGACTCGTCATCGCCGGTGGTGACGTGGACGTCGACCGGTTTATCGTTCAAACCCGCGGAAATGTAAACGATCAACGCGCCATTCAAACGCAAATGAAAGTAAAAGCTTTGGCGCTCACGCTGACCAAAACGATTTTTAAAGGCGATGTCGCTGTCGACCCGAACGCTTTTGACGGTCTCGAAAAGCGATTGCAAGGTCCGCAGGTGATCGAAGCTGGTCCCGACGGTGCGCCGCTGACTATTACGATGCTCGACGAACTGATCGACGCCGTCGAAGGAGAGCCGGACGCTCTGTTCTGCTCTAAAGCCATGCGTCGCGAGATTAAGAAGTTGCTCCAAAACCATCCGGGTTATAGTGAATCCAGCTATGACGCCTTCGGTCGTCCGGTGATGACCTACGGGGGTATTCCGATCCGTGTCATCGAAACCGACGCTCAAGGGAACGAAATTCTCGGCTTTGACGAAGTTCAAGGCAGCAACGAAAATACCGCTTCTATTTATGCGGTAAAATTCGGTCCCGAACAATATGTCTGCGGTCTGCAAAACGGCGGAATCAGCGTGCGCGACTTGGGCGAAATCGACGAAAAACCGGTGTTCCGTACCCGGATCGAATGGTATTGCGGTATGGCTGTGTTCCATCCGCGCGCCGCTGCTCGCCTGAAAGGTGTTGTGCGGTCTANCTGATGAATGACGGGTAAGCGCGGGGAGGCGCTTGCTTCCCCGCCTTTCCGTTTGTGAGGAGGGATACAGTGAAATACGTCGTCGAAGTCCCGAACAAAATGTTTAACGGCTTTCGGGAAGGTGTCGCTTTTGTAGCTGGACGCGCTGAAATCGAAGACGAAGTGCTCAAAAGGGTGTTCGAGAAAAACTACGGGTATGTCGTTCGTCCGCTGAAAGAAGAAAAACCGAAAAAGGACGAAGAAGAACCGGAGAAAAAATCCGCTGCTAAGCGCAAGAAGTAAAGCGAGGTGATGCGCTATGGCGATCACCGTCGCGGATGCGGATAAATACTTTAACGAGAACGTCCTGCATAACGAAGAGTGGACGGAAGCCGATCAAGACACGAAACTCCGCGCTTTGAACAACGCAAAANCGCANNTNTANCGCTATTTNCGGAACTANAACGAAGAAACCAAGCCGCTGCCGGATGCTGCGATTTACGAGCAAGCGCTTTGGTTGCTTCGGAAAGACGACGCCAACCGAAAAGGAGAACAAGGCGTCATGCAAGTGACGGTTTCGGGAATTTCGGTCCTGATGAACCGTGGTCCAGCTTATATCGCTCCCGAAGTATTCCATATCGTAGGCCGTCGAATCGGCCAATCGGTTTAAGGGGGCGGTATCATGGCGATCATTCCTTTGAAACAAAGGGTTCGAATCACGAAGCCCGGCGGTCTGGACGAATGGGGAAATCCGATTCCCGGCGAAACCGTNGAGTATAAATGCCGTGTTGACGAAAAGTCGGAACTGGTTCGCGATCGAACCGGAAAGGAAG